AAATCAAGCTAATGATGGGCGCGCAAAAGGTAAGCTTCAGAGGCAGACGCGGGCGCACTTATGGAAACCTTGAAACGCAAGGCGCAATGATTTCAGATTTTAGAAATCAAATAATCCATAATGTAGAGGGCGCGCGCTACTATGTGTTTAAAGCTGACTTTCCAATGATTGCAGATGTTGCAATGAACCATAACTCAAACCATGTTGGGATGCACTTATTGCAAGGCAGCATGCGCCAGCGCAATCTGCATTATTGCAATGATTGTAGCTCACACTATCGCAACTTTTGCAGATGCATCAGTCATCATAGAATGGAAAGCCGCGCAGCATCTGATGCAGTCATCTTTTATGATGTGCAAGGCGATGAAGTTCGCACAAAAGATGGAAGCATGAACGCTGGCAAAAAAGCAACTGAGCGCAAGGCGTTCATAGGTTGTGAGTTTGAAATCTCAAACGACAAACAAAGCAAAAGCAGAAATGAACAAAACTTGCAGCTTGTAAGATGGGCAAAGCGCAGCGTAGGCGTTCACTTTGCAAAACTGCTTAACAACTTCACAACTGATGGCACGCTAACAAATGGTGTTGAAATCATAACGCAGCCATTCAGTTCTGATTACTTTGATAAATTCAGAACCGCTTTTGAAAGCTTGTCAAATCAGTTTGCAAAGCAAGGCATGGCGGGGCATCGCAGCAATAACTATGGCGATAGCATCGGGATGCATATCCACATCAGCAAGGATGCTTTTTCACGCTTGCACTTGCAACGCTTTTTGAAGCTGAATTATCAATCAGTAGAGCAGCTGAGATTGCTTAGCAATCGCGGTAATAGATGCTATGGCGCATCTCAAATATCATCGCAGAGCTTCAGCGGGCGCAGAAGCAGCGGGCGCGCAAATCCAACGCGCAATACTGCAAAAGCGCTTGGCTTCAACAAATCAGAAGCTGGCTATTTGAGCGATAAAGAAATCAAGGCGCTTGCGGCTGACATCTTTAATGGTGGAAGCGTAGGCAGTCGCTCATGGTGGAACCATAGCAATTACAAAACAATGGAATATAGATTGCCAGCAATGGTTACTGACAAAGCAGTGAAAGGCAAGGATGGCGCACAATTCAACTTGATGGTTTCACAAATTGAGTTAATGTTTGCCATGTATGATTTCACACGCAAGGCAAACTTCAATGATTGCACTTTTAAAAATTTTGTGCTTTGGCTTAAGAAGTCAAAATACAAAAATATATTAGGTGCAATTCAAGCAAATGACGCAGTGCTTGTTGCAACGTTTGGCAAAGGCAAAATCTTGAGCGGTGAGGTGAAAGTCAGCGGCTTAGATGAAGCAGCGGAAAGCATGCAGACTTTAAAAAGTCAGCTGCTTGATGATGATGTTGATTTCACGCTTTCAAACTTAGGGCAGCTGCGCGATATGATAAACGCGGGCGCCGATGCGATGGATGAAGTTTTCAAAAATCCAGCGCTTGATGAAATTGCGATTGAAAAAGAGGTTGCAGACTTTAAAAGCAAAGGCAAGGCAAAGCACAAAAAAAACAAAAACAAAAATGAAAGTGAGGTTCAATAATGTGTGTAGCAATAATAAAAACAAAAGGTAATAGAATAACAAGAAAAGAGCTAACGCAAGCATGGGATTGCAATCCCGATGGCGCGGGCGTAGCATGGGCAGAGCAAGGCAAACTAAAAGTAATTAAATCTTTTAATGCTGATGGTTCCATGATGGAAAGCAAGGCGTTCATTGATAAGCTTGTCAAGCTTCAAACTAAGTTCATAAATCATAATATGATAATTCACTTTAGAATAGCAACGCAAGGCTATGGATTGGATGGTTTGCCGAATGTTGAAAATTGTCATCCTTTTGCAATTCATAAGGATGTAGTTTTTGCGCACAATGGCATCATATCTGACATGCCCGATAGCAATCTGATTTCAGACACGCGATTTTTTAATCGCTTAATTCTGCGTAAGCTTCCATTTAAGTTTGAGATTGGAAACTCTGCCTTGCGCACTATGATTGAAAACTCGATTGGTTCAAGCAAGTTTGTTTTCTTGAATAGTAGCGGCGAATATGATATCGCCAATGAAGCGTTTGGCGTTTGGAAAGGCGGCAACTGGTTTTCAAATCAGATGCACTGCCGCATGGCGCAGCGCTTCAGCTTCAGAAATCAAACAACCATATTTAATGAAAGTGAGGTGTAAGGATGGGATACGCTGAAATAATAACGCTTGCATGCTATACAATAGTATTTGCAGCTGGTATCTACGACTTGATATTCCGCGACTAAGCGCAGCAACTTAGAAATCAAACAAAACGCCTAAAAACATAGTTTTTGGGCGTTTTTCTTATCTAAATATATAAAAGCCTATGTAATCGCAGAAAGTCTGATTTTGGGCTATTTTAGAGCCTTAAAGCGCACTTTCAATGCTTTGCGCTTGCTTAAAATGGCTTAAAATGGCTTAAATCAGCCAATTATGGCACTTTTAAGAGGGCGGCAAGGCAATTTCAAGTCATAGATTTTGCCGCTGATTTTCAGCCGATTAAAGCGCGCAGCTTGCAAGGCAAACAACCCGCAAAGACTATCTAATCGCCTTTCAATCAAAACGCTTTGCAAGGCTTCTTTTTTTCAACTTTTTTTTTGAACGTCAAAAAAGTTATCCACATCAAAAACCCGACTACTCAGTCGGTTTTTAAAAAACCGACTAATCAGTCGGTTCTGATTTTGTCGTCATAGAATTATTTTTTTGTCGTCATAGAAAATTTTGCCTTTCAAAAACAAGAAAAATTTTTCGAAAAATTGTTCCAAATTTTCAGTAAAAACCATTTTTTTCCAAAAAACTTATAAATGTGCATAGGTATTTTTTTTTATGATTTCTATATCATAAAATCTATAATAAAAAGTATAAAAAAATAAAAAAGTTATAGAAAAAGCTTGCATAATCCCCCCCCTATAGCTAAACTTGCTACATGAAAAAAGATTTAATAAAGTGGTTGTATGTGTATATCAGAGAGGGTGTGAGCAGTTCCTATTTTACCTCATTGTTTACTTTTTCATCTGCTCATGCCCTCAAGTTCATTAAAACCAACATTAAGAAAGTAGGGAAAAAATGAATAATGTAGATGTAGGTGGATTAAGCGTTACTTTTGGTAACTCTACAAATAAAGATAAGTATGTAATTTACTTTATCTTAAAAGGAAAAAAGAAAATGGGTTGGGTGTATCCTAAAAATAAAGAAAAAGCAAAAAAGATGTATGAAAAAATCATGGCAAATAAACCAAGGTTTATTGATGTTCATCTTACAAAGGCTAATTCCATATATACTGAACATGTTGCAACCTATTGTCCAAAAAAGTTTGTAGATAATAACAACATAATTAGAGTTAAGCAGAATAAAGAATGGAGAAAGAAATGAAAGTTCAAAAAAAATGTAGTATATGTTCTCAGCCAATTCCTAAAAGAGTAATTGGGATAAACAAAGAAACAAACGAACCTATATATTGGGATGATGGAGATAATGCAGAGCCAGTGAATAGCGGTAGATGCTGCTCTGATTGTAATTATAAAGTTGTAATACCAGCAAGATTGGGGGTAAAGTAATGGATTGGGTTAAAGAGTATGAGGAAAAGAGAGAGCAGAAAGCAATCGAACAATCAATGGGTAATAAAGACGAATACCATAGGTTAATGGATAGCGAGTGGGATAATTTTTATACCATTGATGATTTTCTTGATGAGCTGCGCAATGAAGTTAAAAGAGAGTTGGAGGCAAAGTTATGATTAAGGTAAAAGGTTTAAATACAAAAGCATTAAAAGAAATATTGCTTAAAACTGATGGAAAGATTTTTTCGGTTTCATTTATCAAACAAAATGGAGAGTTGAGAGATATGGTAGCAAGGTTGGGGGTTAAGAGCAGAGCTATTAATGCTGAAAAACCATCAAGCGCCTTGCAGAATGGCAAGCCATATATACTTGTATTCGATATGCAAAAAGATGGGTATAGGGTTGTCAATTACGAAACAATACAAAAAATTAAATTCAATAACATAATATACGAAAGGGGTGTATAGTGGTTACTACGAACGAAAAAACAAAATGGCTTTTAGATGATAATAAAGGCAAGAATGATAGGGATGTAAAAAAAGCTGACAAAAAGTTTGCTGCGAGAGCTAAAGAGTTTGCTGATTTATTTGATGATATATCAATGATTGCAAAGTCATCTAATATTAGCGCTAATATGCAAAAAATATTAAGAGAGGATTTTAATAGAGAGTTTATTTTGCAAATGTTAGTTGCTACATATATTCTTGGCGCAGTTAGAGGAATAAATCAGTCCTACTTAACAATGTCTGGAAAATATGATAATAATCAATTTAACAAGGATTTAGATGCTTTAAACAAAGAGCTTGGCATAGACGAGCCTTGTGTAAAGGCAGTTGAAGTTGATAGCAAGGCAAATGCAAATGAGGAGCGTAGCACATGATTTATCCTATAGAAAGTGTTAGTGGCGAAATGATAGAAAACGACTTAGAATATACCGATAGAGTTATGGAACACTATAAATTAAATAACGAGCTAAAGTCAAAAGACGAAGCAAGGCAACAAGCTATTTCTTGTAGCAAAAAAGCAGTTAAGGAGGGCATGTGCTTTATTGAGTTTTTTATTTTGTGTGAACATTTTATAAAAACTGGAGAACGCTTTGGGTTATCAAAGGAATTTAGTGATAATAATATTATTGGCTTTAGTGAGGATGATATAAAAATAATAAAAGGAGAATGGTAATGGGTAAGATGTCAGAATTAGCAGCACAAAAAGAAGTAATTGATGAAATAAATGAAATAGATTTTAAGCCTCTTGATATTCCCGAAACGAATGTTAGGAGCGCAATATCAAACTGGAAAAAAACAATGTTATCTTTAGTTGCATCGGCTCTTGAAACTTATAAGGTTAATTCAACAAAACCTATAATGAATAGTGAGGTAGCAGTTCTAAAAATATCATTTATTGAAAGTGATGGGGAAACTGAACCGCACTATGATGTAGATGATTTAAGACAACAAATGCAAGCAGTTCTTGATGAGTTAGAAAATATGCAGCAAGGCATAACTGATGGGTGGAATGAAAAACAACAAGATTATGCTATGGATAGTGAATGCTAAGGAGGAAAAATGAAAATGTATAATGTATATTTAAAAAAGTGTGCAGACTTAAATGCTTATGAGGATGAATATATGGCAACAACAAATAGCCCTAATAAGTTTATAGACACTTTTAATGATGATAGAGATGATGATGAAAGGTTACCTAATTCAGAGTTTGTAGTGAAAGAAATAAATAAGGTTATATACGAGGAGGAAAAATGATAGTAAAAGAAATGACTAAAGAAAGAGTTGCTGAAATTAACAAGCTTGTCAATCATTTAAACAATGATGAGCTTATGTTTTTAGTTGGGCAATCAATAGAAAGGTTTGCTATCTTTGATTTTAAATCAAAAGTATATATTGATATAGATAGTCTTTTTATGAGTGGCACAAAAATAATTTTTGGAATAAACGAGGATGATAATAAGGAGGCAGAAAGTGGAATTTGATGCGTTAGTATATATTTTTGCTTTTATAATTTTCATCGCAATAATGGCTCAAGGAGGATAATGTGGCTAAAAAAATAATAATCAATTCAAATGGAACAATAAATAGTCAAGGTAGAAAAAAGAGTTTAAGCTCTAAAACAAACAATGTGTTTGAACACTTGAAAAAACATGGAAGTATTACGACTTGGGAGGCAATAGAAAGATATAGGGCAACAAGGTTGAGCGCTATTATATATAACTTGAGAGCGCAAGGTATGAACATTTCTTCTGTTACCAAAAAAGGCAAGGATGGGGTTTATGTTGAATATCGCTGGTTAAAACATTCAGATAATTCTGCTTGGTTTAAATTTAATCTATAATAAAAAAACAACATGGTAAAAAATCCTTACAAAAAACTATATTACGAAAATCTTAGTCGCGCTCTTGACGAGATTGAAAAAGATAATAGAGGCTCATCTAAAAAAACACAAGAACAACGTCGCGGTTGTAATTGTAACTTATCTTTTTCATCCTTTGATTTCGCTAAGGGCGCACTAAGAAAAGCAAGGCAGTTTCTACTTCTCTTTTGGTCTGGGAAGTTTTTGCCTTGCAAGTTTATATGTTTTATACGTAAACTTATAAAAAAACTATGGAGAATAAAGAACAAACCAAATTAGTTCTTAATTTAAGGGATAAGGAGGAGTGCGATTATATCTTGTATAGCTTAAGAAAGCTGCCCGAATGGACACAAAATGTTAATGAGTTTAAACTAAACAACATAATCGCTCAAGTTTCTATAATAAAGGAAAGTTTATCAAAGAGATATTAATTGCTGCTCAGACTTTTCTTACTTACCTCATATACCCACTTAGTTATATCGCGTCTGAGTAGCAAAATATTGAAAGGCATTGAAAGGAAAAAAATGACAAAAGAAAAAAAGAAAGTCGGAATACAAATAGATTTAAATACTTACAATTTATTAAAAATTGAAAGCGGAAAACAATATAGAACAATAACCTCTTTAGTTCGCAAGGTATTAAATGAATATCTGGAACAAAAAGGTTATTCTTTTATTAATCGAAACGATGAAAAACAAGCCGAACCTTATATCAAATAATAAATTAAAATGCGATATAGGGGCATTCTCGTGCCTTGTTTTTTTTCAAAAAACGCAAAAATGCGTGAAAGTGGGTTATAATGACTAAAGAACAAATAATGGAACAATATGAATTAGATAGTTCTCATTTTTGGAACCACAAACAAACTGGAAAACAAATCATATCATTTGAGGGAATAGAAAAAATGATTGATTACCATAACATCACGTTTGAGGTTCCTACTCAAAACTATTCTAAAGTAGATGGAGAGGTTGCCTTGCTAATAAAGGGGGAAATGATTGATGATACCTTTGCTGCTTCAGATGAAACAAGATATGCTAAAGTAAGCGCTTGGAGTTTCGGGGAGGCAAATGACAAAAATTGCTACATTGATTATAAGTGGGCAATGGCTGAAAAAAGAGGAAAGGGTAGAGTTGTCATGAAACTTCTTGGTTTTTATGGAGGTAATAGTGGGTTCTATTCAGATGTTGAGATGGAAATTCAAGGCGAAGTAATGAAAAATGCTGACTTTGGATTATAGTTTGCAAGGCAAAACTTGCAAGACCAGATATCGTTATTTAAATGCCTCCCTAATTAAAGAGAGGCATTGAAAGGAGTGAACAATGAAGTTCAAGATACTAAAAGATACTGATTTTGATTATGATATTAAAGACAAAAATATGATTACTTACTCAAAATGGATAAAATTGAGGAAAGTTGTCGGAGAAAATCCAAAGAGAATGACATTCAATCCTTTGGAGGTTGAGTTGCAAAAATGCTATGAACACTGGTTAAGAGAAAGGCGTATATGGCTCTTTGAAAGGGTTTACTTTCCTTTTGCTATAGCAGCGTTTTTTATATTTTTAATTTATGGCATAACGACTGGGGGAGTTCAATGAACAATTTTGAGGAATTAGATGTTTCTTGGGGAAGTCCAAATGATTTTTGGAAAAAGTCAGAAGCAGAGAGATATAAATATTTTAAAAATGCGAGCATACATTACTTTGCCTTGTTAAGTGAGTTAGAGGATGATAAAAAATGGGAAAGAAAGGCAAGGTGGGCGAAAGACATTTTCACAAACATAATGTTTTTTTTAGTTTTTTTAATGACAACCAAAGAGGAGCAATTAGATAATATTGCTATCTCTTGGATAGAAAGGTTTAAAGCAGAAATAGCTGAAAAACCAGAGCTGTTCCTTGATTATAACAAGCAAGGCATTGCTTAAAGTTAGCAGCTGTTGTAGTTATACGAGAAATATGAGGAGATGCTATTATGAATGGCAGTGGGTGGATTAAAATACATAGAAATATTCATAATCATTGGATATTCCAAAGAGATGATTACTTTAAAGCTTGGGTATTATTATTAATAAAGGCAAATCATAAAGACTTTAAAACACTGGTTTCAGACAAAATTCCAGAGGTTGTAGTTGTGAAAAGGGGAGAAGTTGTTACCTCTTTGAAAAAACTTGGATTAGAGCTTAAGTGGAGTTCATCAAAAGTTAAAAGGTTCTTAAATAAATTAGAAAAAGATGAAATGATATGCCTTGCAAATGAAAAAAGATGGACACACTTAACTATCAATAACTACGAGGTTTACCAGTATGTGCGACACGCTGACGAAACGCAGACGAATGAGAAGCGAAACGCGAGCGAATACAATCAAATAAAGAATAAGAATGATAAGAATAAAAAGAATTTATCACAAAAAGAGCAGTTGCAAGGCATTCGAGATAACCTGTCAGGTTTAAAAGTTAAGTTTCCTAATGCAAATGTTGAATTAGAATTTGAAAGAATGTGTGATTGGTTAAAGGCAAATGGGAAAAGGTATAAAAATTATCAAGCTTTTTTCAATAATTGGCTGAGAAAATCAAACCAAGAAAACCAAAAAGATGAGGAAGTTCTATATACTTATAAATGTGAGGTGTGCAAAAAAGTAAAAGATAAAAGCCCTTATAAAGATTTATATTCTTTTTGCTGCGACAAACAAATTAAACCAACAATATAAAGGAACCCCCCCCTTATGAAAAAAGACGAACAAAAAAAGACAACATGGAGTGTTAAAGTTGAGGGAAAGCTAAACCCTAACAATATTATATTTAGAGATAAAAAATATAAAGAGTTAGTTGATAGCCTTAAAGATTATAATAAAAGCTTAATAAAAAGATGAATATAATTAAAGATTATAACAATAGGCTTTTTGATAATGAAGTTGCAGATACCTATGGTGTGTTTGTTCATAAACTTGGAGGTTATCAAAAATACTACGAATGGAAAACAGAAATATCAAAACCAAAAAAAATGCAAGGCAGAAATGAGTTATGTGCATGCGGGTCAGGTAAAAAATTTAAAAAGTGTTGTTTAGCTGGAGGAAAGAAATGACAGAATATAAAGACAAAGATATAAACTCTATGATATTATATTTAAGAATAAACAGAGTTGCAGAAATGCAGTATGTAGATAACAGAAAAGACAAGTTCTTTGATTATATGAGCGACAAATGGATAACAAGAGATGATGTTATAAAGCTTGCATTAAAACATAAATGGAAAGAAAACTGGAGGACATAATGATAAATTCACAAAAGAAAGGCAAAAGAGCAGAGCTTGAAGTAGCCAAGTTAATCAATAAGTATTTAGGAACAAACGTTAGACGAACGCCATCATCAGGCGGGCTTTCAATAAAGGGCGACATCATTGATATCAATCCTGAAAGTGCTGCTTTTTTATATCACTTTGAAGTAAAGAATACTAAGAAGTTATCTATTCCTAAATGGTGGGAGCAAATATATGGCGATTGTCCAAGAGGAAAAATTCCTATGAATGTTTTTAAAATGAATGGTAAGTTCTATGGTATGTTAGAGTTCACAGATATTTTAGATTTGTTGAGAGAAAAACAAGACTTAGAAACATCAGTAAGGGAGCAAAGCGATGAGATTGTTCAGTTGAACAATACGTTATAAAACAATATGTTAGAATATGAAAACCAAATAATAGTTTGTCCAATATGTAATTCGTCAAATGTAAAAAAATGTGGATTTCATCATAATAAAACCACTGAAAGTAAACAGCGTTATAAATGTAATTCTTGTGGCTATAAAACAATAGACATGATGATGCTTGATAAAGAAGTTGTAACAGAAAATGTTAAACTTGGTAAGAAAGTTCAAAAAGCACAAGATAGAAACAGAATTGCAAATAAGTCTTTTAGAGAATTTGCAAGGCTTGATAACTCTTTAGCGGAATATTCTAAACATCTTATCAGGATATTCCAAGAAGTTCCTATTCCTAAATTTGAAAAGATTGACACAGAAAATTCTACTGGCACTGGATTAATACAAATATCTGATACACACTTTAATGAGCTTGTTGATATGGAAAGTAATAAATATGATTTTGAAATAGCCTCAAAAAGATTAAAAACATTTATTCGCAAGGCAAAGAAGTATTTTCATGCCCTGGGAATTAAAAAAGTATTTATAGGTATCACTGGAGATTTAATGAATAGTGATAGGAGATTAGATGAATTGTTATCTATGGCAGCAAATAGAGCAAATGCTACATTTATTGGCGTTGAAATTTTAAAACAAGCTATAGAGGATGTTAGAAAAGATTTTGAAGTAACTATTGGTTGTGTGAGTGGAAATGAAAGTAGAGCAGGACAGGAAATAGGTTGGAGTGAAATTGTTGCTTCTGATAATTATGATAATACAATATTTAATATTTTGTATTATATATTTAAAGATAGAACAGACATTGAATTTATACAGATGAAAAACTCTCTTGAATTAGTTGTTGATATAGAGGGGCATAATGTTTTATTAATACATGGGCATTCAGTAAAAGGAAAGGTAGAAACATCAGTTTCTCAGATTAAAGGGAGGTATGCAGCGCAAGGCATACAGCTTCACTACCTAATCTTCGGACATATTCATTCAGCAAGAATAGGAGATACTTATGGTAGAAGTTCATCTTTAGTTGGAGCAAATGCTTATTCAGAAAAAGCGCTAAACTTAGAAAGTCGTGCCTCTCAAAATATTTATATTTTTTATAAAGATGGAAACAGAGATGGAGTGAAAATTGATTTACAAAACTATGACGATAAAGGGTATAATATTACTAAAGAATTAGAAGCTTATAATGCAAAGTCGTCAAGTAAGATGTCGCAAGGCAAAGTAATCTTCCAAGTTGTGAAGATATAAAAAAAGAAATTATGGATTTCTTATAAATTGGGGCGGGGAGAAATATTAAAATTTAGAAACGAAAGGAAAACCCTTTTTACGTTTTTAATAGATTAATGTTTGCAAATAGGTTGGCTACTTAGCCCCCCCCACAATAAAAAGGAGAGAAAAAATGGCTAAAAAAGAGTTTGTAATAGAAGAGGGCAGAGGTTTTTTGTTTAAAAATAACTTTAAAACAAAAGAAAACCAGCCTGATTATACTGGAAACGCTACAGTGGATGGAAAGAAAAAAAAGGTAAGCCTTTGGAAGAAAACAACAAGAAAGGGCGACCCTATGTTATCAATTACTATAGCAGACCCTGTAAAGAAAGAAGAAGTAAATAGCGATGACTTGCCTTTCTGATAAGCAAAAAGCAAAATTAGAAAACAACGAACGAATACTTAACCTTATAAAAGAAAGGCTTGATAAAGGAGCCGAACAATATGGTAAAAATGTTCCTATTGATGGCTCAAGGGATAACCTAAAAGAAGCTTTAGATGAGGTATTGGATTTATGCGTTTATTTAAGCGCAACACTTCTTGAGCTGCATGATGTATATAAAAATAAAAAATAGTTGATTTTAAGGCTATTTTCGCGCGTTTTAAGACACTTCTTGTATTAAACCAATAGTAGTAGAGTATATATTGTATGCTGTTTGTGTAAAAGTTAGCTCTTCTTCCTTAAATCTAACATTATAAAATGTAGTTCCACTATCGGGAGAAAAATAAAATGATGTCTTTCTGCCTTTCACAGCATTCCACAAAGCCTCTAATATATCTCTATCAGCAGAAATAAGGTTTGTATATCTTAATTCCCACGCTAACTGTTTTCCATATCTTTCATTTGTATATATTTTCCCTCCATAAGCCTGCGTTACAGTAATTCCTTTATAATCTGTATTAAAATCAACGTTCATATCTGGATTTCTTGATGGAGAATAAGTTGGGCTTGTATCTTCAAATATAGAAACATTATCATTGTGAGTTCCAACACTTGTTCCATTAACAGCTCTAACAACAGTAAGTGTATTACTGCTTATGCTTGAAATGTGCATTTCTTCACTATTCATTTTTATATTTTGTCCTGCTGTAAAATCTGTTCCATCATCAACTACAACTGATGTAACACTTGTATTGTTTGCTAAATTCCCGACCATATTTAAATCAGATGTGCTGTCGGTAGCTGGAGTGCTTTCTGTTCTAAATCTTACTCCTGTTAATGCTGCCATATTTCCTCCTATAATACTTCATAGGCAGATACACTAATCTTACCCATAGTTTTTGTTGTTGATGTTACAATAAAATATAGCCCTGCCCAATAATCATTTGTATAAGAATTTGGCGTATAACCAAAAGGTCTATGACTTAAATTTGTTCCATCAAATTGTATGTAATCACCAACCTCTATATTATAAAAAGCAGGATTGACTATTTCAAATGAAACTTTAATTTTTAAATCTCCAAGAATGTTGTTGTAATGTTTTTGATAAAAATTACTTAAAGTTCCAACAGCATCTATTTCATTCTTTATTTCTTTAATATTCTCTGTTGTCATATTATATAAAGTTCTAATCGTGCTATTATCATAACTGTTTTCATTTAAATACTTACTGCTTTCAGCAGGATTTCTGTTATAGTTTATTTTCCATTTAGTTACAAGTTCTTGTAAAGGTAAATGTGAAATTTGGAATTGAGCTATATCTTGTTTTGTTAATTTTGAATGAGGAAACATTACTTTATAAATAACGCTATCTTCTGCCCAGCTTCTATTAACATTTGATGGAGGCAAATCTCTATCGCAGTTTTCAAAGGTAGCATCTGCACCTGTTATAGACGCATCACTACTAAATACTTTTATAAACTCATAATTGTCTATGCCTCCTGATGAATTTTTTAAAGCTATTATATCTCCATTTGCTAAAGTTTCACTTCCATGAGTATAGTCTATTCCAAAAGCTACATCATCTCCATCAACTCCTGAACCTCCTGATGTTTGTAATGTTCCTATTTGTAATAAATATGGCTGAACAGTAGAGGCAGTTGTGCTTACAGGTAAATATGTTCCAGCTTGCATATAATCAAATGTTCCATCGTTTTTATATCTCATTATAAATCCGCCAAAATGTTGAAGCTTCTCTAATATGTCCTCTAATTTTTCTGATTTATTTAACCACCAATTCATTTGTCCTCTTAATAAAGGAGTTGCTGCAACACCTGTTACCCCTGCATTCATATAATTAAATATTGCTGTATAATTATCGCTTTCATTAGATGAGGTAAATGTTGTTGGCATAAATGTTTCACAAATATATCTATGTGCTGCAATAGGGGTTTTAATCAATTCACTATTAATTGATAACCCATCTTGCGCTGAATATAGCTCTGTAACAGAATTAGCAATTTCAGCATCTGATTGACGAGTTCCCTCGGTTTGTTCTATTGCGGTCCAAACTTGAAAATAACATTTTGCAGTTCCTGAAAGATTAAAAGTTCCACTCCCTGTAAAAATTACTTTTACTGTTATTTTATCAGGAAGTTGTCCATTGTTTGCTGTTATTTCAAATGTTGATGTATCATACCCTGCTGTAGTTGTTGTTTCGTGATATATATATTTATTTGCATCCATATCAGTTGAACCAGAGCCTCCTGTGTATGAAGTTCCTGAAACAGTATAACTGTCCATTAAATAATCTGAAACACTTGCGGATGGACTTCCTGCATCCATATCCCAAAATACATCAATCTTTGTTTCAACCTTTGTAAAAGATGTTGAAAATGATGCACTTATATTTGAATAATCTATTTTAAAACTAATGCTTTTTGGGCTATGACTTGCTCTACCAATATCTGTTACATCAAAAGAATATTGAACACTTGAACCAATAGTAGCATTTGTAACTGAAAATGTTGCGGTTTCTTTATCACTACTTATTGTTACCCCACTTGAACCATTTGACAACCCAGTTCTTGTCTGCCAATACTTTTTTAAATCTGCATTTGTTTTTCTACCATATATTGTAGAGCTACCATCTTTTGCATCAATAGCAGTTCCGCTTTCAGATGTTCCAAAGAAATCCATCTTTGCCATATTTTGAGAGCCAGTTTTTCTATATACATTTCCCTCGTTCCAATGTAAAAACCCACTACTTACACTACTGCCTTGCTCATGAGCCACTGTAAAAACCTGTCCTCCATCTACCTTTTCAACTTCAACTGGATGTGTTTTTACAGAAGTATCTCCTAAATCTGAACCAGTTAAGCTAAATACTCCTGAGGCATAATCTCCAAATACCAATGGAACATAATTTCCATTTTTTGTTTCTGTTATTGGAGCGTTCATATTTTCAAAAGGGCGAAGCGAGCTAATTTGAAGTGTTATTTTATTTTCAGACATTTGAACAGCTCTAAGTCGCCCTTGATATATTAATAAACAATTATCTATGGTATCATTATCATCTAATTGTGAAAATATTTTTACATCTCTATTAATATATTCTCTTGCGCTGTATAATAAATCATCTGACAGCAAACCTCCGCTTCCATCATCGTCTGCGCAGCTTATACTAACATTAGATAATGAAGCTGTTGATTTTGTTAAATCAATACTTTCTTTAATCTTTGGAATATTTGTTATAACACCCTTATAAGCAACAGAGCTTACTGTTGTATCTACTACAGATAAATATAAACCAGGAGTAGTAGTGCTTGTTTCGTTAAAGAGTTGAACAAGATAGTTCTCTTGCATGTGTTGTCCAATAGACGATGAGTAATTTGCAGGTAGAGTAAGCATTATGCGAGATTTAGTTTAGTTGCTTCTTTAATTTTTGGGATAATAACATCAACAATAGTTTCATCCACTAATGGAGCAGATATGTTTACTGTTATATTTTGACCTCCGCCAGAGCTTTGAGATTTTGCTTTTGCCCCTAAAGGTTGAATAGTAACTCTTTCAGCGCCCTCTTCTCCTACTAAAATATTTCTTGGACCCGATGTAATAAAACTACCTCCTAAACCAAACCTTGGAGCAGGTTGAGCAGAAATAGCAGCTATTTGAGCAGCTCCTAATGCTGCTACCAACCCACCAATAATATGACTTGCTGGATAACTATAATCTTTTAATGCTCTTGATACACCAGCAGCAGTGTTCATTGCAGCACTTGCTATGTTTCCTGCTTTCTCCATTTTAAACGCTCTTTTTCTTTCTTGTTTAAACTTGCGAGCAATATTGTTTTCCATTATTTCCCTTTGCTCTTGAGTAGCGTTTTCATACTCTCTTGTAGTTTTTAGAGCTTCTAACTCTCTGTTCATTCTCTGTTCGGTTAAATCTCCATAAGCTGCGCTAAATCCCATATAAGCATCAAGAGCTTGCCCAGCTTGAGCTTCAAATATCTCAAATGGACTTTCTTGTTCTTTTAACTCTTTTAGTTTTTCTTTCATGTCTGCATAAACTTCAGCGAGGTCGGCACCACTTGCTATAGCCATACCAAAAGCGGCTATCATATCAGACGTTACATTTTCTAAATCATAGTGCGCCTCAATTAAATCATCTATTGTGAGGTTTTCATCTTCCAACATTTCTATAAAGTCTGGCAACTCTACACCTAAACTGCTCATTTGTTTTTCAAGCTCAATTAGGTTTTTTATTCTCTTTTGGTTCTTTTCTGAGTTGTCCTCTAATAAAGAGTTTTGAACAGCAATATTTTTATCTGTTTCTTTGTTTGCTTGAGCTATGGCTTCGTCTATTTTTTCCCACTTTTCCATCTCGTCATTTATTTCTTTTTGCTTATCTATATGTTCACGAAGTTTAATTAGATAGTTTTCATAGGCAATTTTCTTATCAACAAACGCTTTTACTTCATCTCTACTGCTTTCTCTTTTGTCTGCATCTAACTTTAGAAGCTCTTGAGTAATCATTAAATCTCTTTTCTTTTGCTGGAATTTTTCAATTTCTGCTTCAGTCAGTTGCAACACAAGAGCGTTTTCTAAATTTATATTTGCTATCTTTAGCTCATTGGAAATTTTCATCTGTTTGTTTTGTTTTTCAAGTTCAGATGTAACGCTTTGTAAGCCCACTTCAGTATCTGAAAGAAGCCCTTTCATTTTTGAATAAGCTTTCTTTTTCTCCCAAGCTAAATCCAGTTCTTTCGACTGACTTAAATTATACTTATAAATCTCTTTCGATACTCCCGCTACAATCAGTGCATAGGCAGCAAATGCTGGATTAAGTATAGATTTTAAAACTATTGACCTTTTTTCTAATACAATAACAGCTTTCATCACAGCTTTATACATCACAAAAGCTGCTAATAAATCAACAACTGTCAGTGCCATTGCTCTTAACTCTGCTTTGTTTTCTGCAAGGCTTTCAAATAACTCGGTCATGTTTTGTGTAAATTCAATAGTTGATGGAGCTAAAAGTTCGCCTATAGCTTCAGCTAAATCTGAAGCTGCATTTTTCATTGCCTGCATAGAACCCTCTACAGTTTTACGCATTTCCTCATTCAACTCTCCAAATTGAGTATCTGCAGCGTCTAAAATAATATTTTGTGCTTCTTGTAATCTATTTTGCTCTACAAGGTTTTTAATCATTTCTTTTTGTGTTCCACTAAAAGTAAAACCTGAACGACTTAATGCACCTAATTGTCCAGCAGGGTCTTGTAATGCCTTTCCTAATTGCAAGGCACTACTTTTTAATTGTTCAAAAGTAGGAATGCCTCCAGAAATAGATATTGCCATATTGTTGGCTGCAACCATTGTTCTTTCAAAAGCTTGTCCTCTTATATTTGTAAAGGTTAGTAAGATAGAAGCCATTTTATTATTTAGCTCATCGCCAACAATACCAGTTTTTTGCATTCTTTCAGTTAATTTCTGTATCTGTTCAGAAGTTCTACCTACAACTGCTCCAGTTGAAGCTAATGCTGCATCTATTCTTGCTTCAGAGCTTTCTTGTTCGGCATAAGCTTTTGTAAGCCTACCTACAGTCATTGTATATAAACCTACAGCAAAAGTAGCTAATAATATTCTTGAACGAAGAACTGAAAAAGTTGTAGAGCTTGCAACTGTTGCTGCAGTCATATTTCTCTGATTTCTCATGGCAAGCGTTCCAGTTGCAATTTGCTTCTTTTGAGCGCTTTCAGTTAAGCCTATAGAAGTGCCTAATTGTTTTTGAGAACCAGCTAATTGTGTTGTAGATACGCTTAAGGCTTGAATAGCTGCTATAAGCTGCTTTTCGCCTTTAGGTCTAAACTCAATAGTTATATTATTACTGCCTACTTTGCTTTTCGCCATCTTTTTCCTGCTGCTTTTGAATTATTCCTTTTATATAAAAACTTTTATCTATCCATTTTTTTGGATGTTTACCATAATGCCCCTCATAAGCTGGAACATTAAACTGGCTACAATAAGAATACTTATTAATATCTTGTTGCGCACTAACAGAATATAAAAATCTTTTACAAGCAAAAAAAGGCAGTTGTCCAAAAATAGCTTCTGCTATATTGAAACTCTTGCCTTTTTCTATATTTACTTGCTTAACTTCAGCAATTAGTTTGTCTATTATGCCTTGCACATCCTCATCCTTTGTAAATGTTAAATAGGGATATTTACCATCTATTTTAAGAGGAACCTGTGCTTCATAAGGATATTGCTTATAAACACAGCCCTCACAACCGCCTATACACTCTGGACTACGATAACTAAGCAATACATTATACTCAAGGGTATAGGCTTCTACTCCCCCAGATTTTGATGCTCTCTAATTTTGACAACTAATTTATTTTTGTCATCCTCAGACAACGACTTAATAAGTTTATCATCTGCACCCTTAACACCTTTTCTAATCCAAGCTGTTCTGGCTGCTGACATATTCTTTATCATGTTGTTGCCATCGTTATCCTGTAAAACTACAGGAATGTCGTTGCAGAAATCAATGTCGTCAACAGACATTTCTAATAGTTCAACTTCTTTTCCTGAAGCTAACTTAAACTTCTCTTTTGCCATCTTATCTCCTTATTTAGCTTTGAGGTCTTACTTTAATAAGATTTCCTGATAGTTTATCAATCATCTTTAATGTAAGACTTAATTTCAAATAATCGCCCTCGTCAAAAGCACACTCTGTTATAACACATGCTGTCATATCAAACCCTAAATCATCTGCACTTGCAAATGTTCCATTGTTTGAAAGAAATAAACCATTTGATGTAACAGGAGTTAGCTCTTTAGCGCTTTGAAAAAACTGGTCGGTATTATCATCATACTTAACAACACATGCTGATGTAATATCTAAGTTAGGAATACCTCTTAAGTATTTTTCAGGAGTTCCCTCAAAACCACTTTTAGTTTTATTTCCTAAGAACGCAACTGGATTTTCAATACTTAATTCCCAACTGTCAAGAATACAATCAGCTCCAGCAACTTTTTTAACCTCTGTAAAGGTTGAAAGGTATTTATAGTTTGTAGTAAAATCTGTAAAACCAGTTACTTTAGCTGCTCCAGCTAAGGATATTGTTTGTCTTGTTTGTGCTGTTAATTCAAAATTAATTCTACCGCCATTCTCTTGTGAGTTAGCTGATAGTTTTAAACTTGTTATTACACATCCAGGAATTGAGTATGAATTACCAGTAGCTGATGTGTCAGCATCTGCAAGTCCATTAATATGAAAACAAATTGTATTGTGCGCTCCACTTGATGTGTCGCCCTCTCCAAATGCAGCATGTTCATATCCTGATGCTAATGTGATAAAGTTTGAAGAAACTTCAACACCAAGAGCATTTTCAAGTAAAATTTTAGCGAGGTCATTTGTCCATACGCCTGAAACGCTAAATTCATGAACAGCACCCTCTTCATGTGATAGTAAATCATTTTGATTTACAACTCTACCTGTAGTTCCGCTTCTTTGCTCAATTACTCTTAAGTCATTAAAGGTAGGCATACTAATGCTTTCTGTTTCAATGGCAACATAATCTGAACCTGTGCCATTTGCAGTTCCAACAGTTGTTTCTTCAGCAACCAAGACCTGATATTCCTTAGGATTGTGAGCGCTTGTATTAATAGCCATTAGTCATTCTCCTTTTTGATTGTTTTCTTTGGTTTTTCTTCTGCTTCAACTACCTTACCAATTAAACATCTTGGCATAACTTCTAATGATACTTTCTTGCCATCCAAAAGGTCTTTTTTAAGTTTTTGGTCTATTGCTGTAAGCTTATGTGAACCAATATTTTCTTTGAGTATATATTTCATGTTATTTTCCCTTAATTTAAAATTACTAATTTTTTATTGTTCGCAGTAGTGAAATATTTTCCATCACTATCAAGAAGAAATCCATACAACGAATAATTTAGTGGTATTTTAACGCTATAATTTATTCTTGAAAGTAGCAAATTATCAACAAATACTTCATCATCTTCTTTTATATTAAATTCAATTTCTTCTACTCTGCCATCAAAATAATTGTTTCCATCTCTTCTGTTCTCATAAAGAACCTGCTCAAGCCTATTAGTTTCATCTCTTAATTTTTCAAGAGATTTTAAATTAGACGACTTAATATTAAAATATAAAGAAACAGTCATTTCTACTTTATTCAATAACATCTTAGGTTTACTATCCTCATCTGTTATTTCTCTTATAAATATTCTTATGTGAGAATTTTTTGTTTTTTTATAAGCATCTCCAATATAGACTGGGAAAGAACCAGAATACTCAGTGCTTAAAATGTTCTTAAACTTTGTAAGAACTCTATCAAATGCGTAGTTTGTATAACTATAAGCCATATTAACCTTTTAATTTTGAGAATGTAATTTGAAAGGTAGCTGATTGTAAACCATTAACATCTATCTCATCATCTACAAACTCATTCAGTGTAATTGAATTTATTTTTAAATTTAAATTATTTTTATCTTTCTCTACTGTTTGTTGGTAGGCAAGTAAAAACTGCTCTATTCTGTGCATAGTGTTAAAAAACTCCTTATAAGAAAGGTCGTTCTTTGCTTTTAAAATATAATAAAGTTTTATTTCTAATGAATATAAATTAAGAAACCTTGTATCATTTATTTCGTTAAAAGACTGCTCAAGAGAACCAATCCTAATTGATACATTTCCGCTTCTTTTATAATTTTCTGATATATATACTTTTGCGGCTCCGCCAAATTCTCCTCTAAGGTTATTTGAAAAAATATCTACTATTTCTTCAGAGTATAACTTTTCGTAGGAGGTAGGCATTACTTAAATATGTTATAATTAACTCTTTTATTATTTCTTCTTGTGAGCTTTACACTTCTGACACCAGCGTTGTCTGTGTGTTCATGTTTGCCCATTACCTCTATTTCCCACTCATCATTAAGTGTAGCAGATGAATTGTCTGCTGAACCTTGAAATCTTATTTCTAATCCACTAACACAAGCCTGATAATCTCCATTAACTGTTTGAGCATCAACAACTAATTTGTTTTTTAATCCATCACTATCTTTAGCCCATACAGAATATTTAGAAGTTCCTATTACTCCTGCTGTTGTAATTTTAACTTTAACTCTGTCGTAAGTGCCAGAGTAATCTCCTCTTGTATCTACTATGTTTAATGCTCCACTTACAGAAACTTTTGAAACATTGCCTTGCGACATATCTCCTGAAGTTTGAAATCCAAGCTTAACAATCCCTTGATTTAAGTCTTGTATGTTATTATCTGCCTCTTCATCCATTGCTTGAGCAATTTCACTTTCTGGCTCATAAGCTTTTATCATAAAGCTTGCAGCAAGCAAGGCAACAGTTCTTTTTATAAAATAATCATAACTTCCATCTTTGAGTGTAAACATTTCTTTTGGAAGAGTAGCATCTACTTTAGATTTAAAAAATGCGCTTGCATTTGAAATCATCCTTGTTTTAAATGTTGCGTTATCTTCTCCAGCTTCCATTAACATATTAACTGGACTTGTAGAGCTATTATAATAATAAACAACATCTGAAGTGCTGTTATAATACCATTCCCCATTTGCATCAACAGCTGTTTTAGAAGATTGCGCTGAACTTAAATTCTCTCCATCTGCAAAAAGTTGTGTAACTAAACCGCAATTTTCTGCTTTATATCTACTCCCGCTATCTGTTACCCAACCATGAATGATAGCTTTGCTATCAAATTCATCTATATTTGGATAAATATCGTATAAATCTCTTTCTGTTATATAATCAGCCATTTTCTAATGTTTCCAAGGTTCTGAGCCACCAACCATAATAAAATCGTTTTTGTTCAGGTTTATGCTCTACTAATTTACTATAAAAATCTACTCTATAAGCAGCAAATCTTTTTGGACTTAATCTTTTAGCAGCACTAATCGTCTTTGGTCCAAGAACGCCATCAATTTCTAATGGAACTACTGCTTGAGAATTTATGGCTTCTTGTAATATTTTAGTAGCTCTTTTTTGTCCAGTGTTAATTACGCAGTCAAAAAAAGGATATCTAAGATTGTATGGAAGCTTATGAACTTTAGCTGGAACCCAGTAGTCCTCATAATAAATTTCTTTAGCTTTTTCTAAAGTAAGATATTCAATATTTAAATGAGGATAAAACCTTTTTGCAATACCATATTTAGTTTCTCCTCCCATATCAAGGGCGTCATTATTATAGCCGCCCTCGTTATGTATTACTTTATCAATTATTTTATCTACGTCTTTGTCAAGCATTTCGCTTCCCTCCAACGAGATAAAAATTAAAAGCAGTAAAATTCGCTTCATTCATAAATGTATTAATTTTTTTCATTAATATCATCCAAAGCTTTTAAATATCCTTGCTGCTTTACAATTTCAGTTTGAACTTCTGCCAGACGACCATTTAGTTCCTGTATATTTCCCTGCAGTTTCTGAATACTTCCCTGTAATTCATTGTATTGTTCTACAAGTGTTTCCATTTTATCTGCAGCGCTTTTTTTAAGGTCTTTTTCTTTAGCCATGCTCTCTCCTTTTATTTTATTTTTTCTTTCTTATATTTGGTAGTTTACATTCGCAATCTTTACCCCATTTGCACCATGCTAAATGAAGTCCAAATCCAAAACCTAAACCTAATAAAAATCCTATCATAATATCCCCCTAATAAATTAACCAGTTAAAACCAGTTTTTGCTTCGTATGATTGTATATCATACATGTTTAAGTATCTTGCTTCAAGAAATATACCAAACTTATCTGTTAATCTCCAGCCATATACAAGCCCTAAATCATAGTCTAATTTTTCTTTAGCTACATCATAGTTAAATGAATAGTCGCTTATTCCCTCATTAAAAGGGTAAGCTGTTAGCCAGAAATGGAACCAATTTTTTGGGTTGTATTTATAATAATCTGCGCCTACTGATAACGCCACTTCTTGCTGCCAACCCAAATCCTTTGCATATTCTTCATTATATTCTTGAACAAGTTGTCCATATACTTGAGTATAAAATTCCTCGTCTGTTGTTGCTACAAGGTTTCCATTCTCATCCCACCATAACCAATCATAAAACTCATATCCATATTGAGTAAATTGTTGCGCCCATTCATCTGTATATCCTTTATCATAAGCAAATAACCAGAATGGAATAAACTCACTTGTATCTATGCCTTGTTCATCCCACCATAAATCAATAGGTCTAAAATCAAGATATGCTGGATGGCTTCTACCTGCTATACCAAGAGATAAAGCAAGATTACCAAAGTCTTTCTTATACCTCATGTCTAATCCTGCAAACTCTAAATCTTCCAAACCTCTATAGTCGTAATTAGCTTTTACCAAGAAGTTTGTTCCTAAATACCTTAACATAAATTCTTGTTCTGTAAAGCTTTCTTCAAACTCTTTATGGTCTGAATACTCTAATACATATTCCCATCCTGTAAGTATATTTCCTACTGCAACACTTTCATTTATAGGCGCTTCTTCTCCGCTATACCATACCTCAGGTTTATTTTCATAACCAAATCGCGCTAATTTTCTAATACCGAAAGTCATAACAGAATGGTCATCTAACTCTTCTTGTAACTCTTGTAACTGTCCACCAGTAACTTGAAATGTTTGTTCTTTTGTAACTGGACTACTTAAGCTATAAGCACCATAAATAGTGCTAAACTTAAAGAAATCTTGTGCATATAAACTCCCTGCTAATAATAAACTTAATAATAGTTTTCTCATGAAAACCTCCTTAACATAATTTTATCAATTTCTTTTTTAATTAACTTGATTATCTCTCCCTCATCTAACTGGAATGATAACCCTGCTTCAAATCTGCGAATTTCTTTACCATTTTCAAACATAATAATAGTAGGAACTGATTGAATTTTCCATTCACTTGCTATAATAGCTCCATATTCTTTATTGTCTATGCTGGCATTAAACCAAACACAATTTTTCATTTTTCCTAAATCAATAGATGCTCTTTTATTCCAATCTGCATTAATTTGAACAACAACACATGTGTTTTGACTTAAAAACTGAATTTCTTGTAAGTTTTTAAGGGTTGATTGCCCATATAAGCAAGACGATGATAAAAACAATCCAACAACCAATAAGCATTGTTTTAAGTATTTTTTCGTCATAATGTTTCCTCACTTTTGCATCAACATGCGCTCAATGCTTTTAACATCTTCACGCATCTCTTTTTGTGTTTCCTTGACTTCAGAAACATCTTTTTGCGTTTCTATAATAGTATTTCTAATCATTTGGTCTTTTAAGTCATACTCAGTTCTACCTATTTCTGGCTCAGGTAGTTGTTTAGCTTCTTCAATATCTGCCTGAAGTGTAAACCACATACCAATAACCATACCAAGAGTAACAACTACACTTATGATTGTTTCTATTTTTAAAGTTAGTTTTGTGTCTTTTCCTACTTCCATAATATCCTCTATTGTCCTGGTCCACCGCCGCCACCGCCACTATCTTGTGGCATAGCACCTCTACACTCATTTAATCCTCTATCAGTTGCTCCTGCAGTATAATTTGGTTTTACAGGCAAGGAAGCAACCAAACCATTTAGAGTATTTAAACTAAAGTTTGTAGTTTGTGCTGGTAAATTAGCATCGT